TTCAACATGTCGGTAAACGTAGCCGACTTTACTGTAGCCATAATAAATTACCTTTCGAATTTATAGCTGGGCCTCCAGGGCCTGAGCATGCGCTCTTAAATCAGCTAGTGTGTTAAATCGTTTGGTGGTGGGGGTTCCTGACCTCCCAACACCCATGTTAGGTATCGCACGAGGTTTAGGAGCTGGTACTCCTCCTCCCGGGTCTAAAGAAACTGGCGAAGCCGGATCAGGACTCCACATTTTTTGCAATCTCCCATAAACCTCAGTAACGGCGACTTGCGGGTCCACGTACCTCTGGTGTTGGTGATATTGCAAAGACCCATAGTCATCGACCTGGGCTTTAAACGCCCCTGCTCCCATTCTTTGATCATAACTTTTTGCGAAGTCACTAATCCCTTTATGGTTCATAGCTTGGGTCATTTTTACTGAATGAAGCTCCCGCTCCATGGCTTGGGATCTTGCGGATTCCCGATTCATATTTTGTTTATTATTGAAATTCTCTTGTCTCGCATTGTAAGCCTGCTCTGCTAGTCGGGCTTGCTCAGGATTCTCTTGGTGATCCAAAATACTTGATGCACGATCCAGTACCCACTTATCACTTAGGCCCCATTGTCTTTGAAAGCCTAGAGGGTCAGTGTCTTTAAGGTTATTAAGGTGATCGAGGTTTCCTCTGAAGTTTTCGTTTTCCATTCTGGACTGTTCAAACTTTGTCTGGAGATCGCCGTACTTGGTTTCTGACTCTTCCAGTCGGGCTTTTACAGAATCAAGGCCGTGAGCCTTGGTAAACGTGTCCCTCAAAAAATCCTCAGTTTCCTTATCCTTCACCACTGGATGCAATCGCTCGTCAAAAGTGAATTGCTCTCCTCGGATCTGATAACCGAAATCTGGTTCGTATGCAGTCTCACCCCCACCGTCCACCAGAATTGATCCAGTTTCATGATCCTGGGCTTCCGACCCAGCACCTTCGTGAGTGGTAGAATCGTTAGTCATCGGAGCGTCCACTCCTGATACATCTAACTCTGTCTCTGCATTTTCATTCTGGATAACCATGTATTCTCCTATCATTGCGCTTGCGGCTAGGTTAATGATCCCGTTATAGGACCTTGTTTATTAGTTTGGTCACATCCCTCTTGCGGAGGAGATTGTTAACCTTGTAACTGTGGTTTCGTATTTATTTCATTGTTACTGTTTTTTTTAATCACTGCAATCATTCTTAGTAGTATTAACACCAGTCATAACTCACCTCTAACGCAGGAACCATATCAAGTCCCTGTCATGGGAATCTGCCTATCCATCTGAGTCGCAGACCCCTGTTGCGTAGGGGCCTGTTGACCTTGTACCTGTGGTTGCGTATTCATTTCATTTTTACCAGCTTGCTTACCCATCTCAGCTTGGGTGCTGAGAGGAAGTTCGCCAATTTTATCAACCGATGAGCCTTGATCGTTTAGCTTCTTAACTAACCAGTCCATTGACTCATAAGGGATTCTAACTCTGTGTTGCTTGCCTTCTGGAGAGCTTACATAGTAGTCGGCGGATATCAAGCCACCTCCGCTAGGAATATAGCCAGCTGTTGCTCTTGCTGCTTCCTGTTGCTGTGACATCAAAGCTTCCGTGTGACGTTCAATTCTCTCTTGATAGTTCATTTGCGTTTTTTCAGGGAGAATAGGGAAGTCTGCTTCGTTCATCCTACGAGTCAGACGCTGGAGTAGATATTCATGCTCAGCCGTTTCAAAATAGAATGGGGTTTCTCCTCGATCGAGAGCCAGAATCACAGAATCAGCCTGATCCTTCTTAACCATCATATCACCAAGAAGAGGCTCGTCACTAAGAAAAGGCATTTGCCTAACGAGTTCTGCTCCCATTTCCGGGGACAAGGAACCACCAAGGTATTGTAACGCCTGTGAGATCTGCAGACTTTTACCCATCATTTGAGAGAAATCGTCCGTCCTTGGAACAATTTTTATCTTGTATTGGTCCGGGGAGCTGTCCCTAAATTCTGGGATATTCACTTGCTCGCGTTTTCCCACAATAGGAATCACCTTCTCATCTGTATAGTGACCCCGCGCAAGCTTCAATGAGTGGTCTATGATCTCAGTGATAAGCTTCTCAATTTTCTCCCCATATATAGAGAATCCCATCTTGTCTCGCATAGTCCTGTAAAGCATTGCGAAAGAATCACCAGCCGCAGCCGATTCCTTTTCCTCGTTCTGCATTGGTACTTTTGCAACTTTATAGAGTTCTGCGATCACCCTAGTCATGTAATCTTCATACTGCCTACCAGCAGATCCAGGAATTACCGTAGGCAAAGACCCTGTATATTGGAGCCCCTTTAGTCCATTACCTATGCTGCTCGTTGTCATCTTCGAGCCTGCCGAATACATGACAGTCGAGTGACCTAGTATGATGCTCTCCTTGATAATGGCAGATGCACATCGGTTTATCTCACTCTGATAAGGCTTGCACGACTTGATAACAGAGTAAGCTCTTGGGTTAGCTGGACTCTCATCGTATAGAGCTGAGAAAATGCAGAATCCGTCTGGGAGTTCCCCTTGTTCGAGGATTCCTGAGTTTGTTGCGAAGTAGAAATAACCGTTTGGAAATTCCTGACCAGGTCTCCAATAAAATTCTCTTACCTCTACTCCGTCCTTGACATCGCTGTAGATTCCGGTAACTCCGTCAAACCATTGGAAATTATCCTCGGCCCCACCAGCGATTGCCTTCATCTTAGCTTCGTCATGAGCATACTTAGCTTCGAGAACCTTCCTTGGAATCAGCTTTCTGTAGCAACCCCATTTAACCTCGCGCTTGCTGTCTGCCTGTGGGTCTGAAAGCCAGTTATAAGGGGAAAGTTTCTCATAAACGATATCACCCTCCCAGTGGGGGACAGGTTCACCTACGGGGATTCCTTCGGCATCGACAGCTGTTTCATAGCCTAGAAATTTTCCGCCCATTACATCGTAAAAGACTTTGGCATATGTTTCGCCACAGACAACAAAGTCGTGGATTAATCTCGAGTAAAAATCATCAAGGTCATTTTTTTCTCTTAGGCACTCGTACACGGAAAGATTCAATTCTGCAGATTTCTGGTCGGATAGTTCTTTTGGGTTTTGGGGAAGGATAGCGCCGCCAGGTGCTCTATTTTGGATCGAATTCCTAATGAATTTAGTAACGACTTGGATATGATTTGCGGTGAAGCGAATAGCTGACTTGCCCTTGTCTTGCCTGAAGTAAGGGCCTCTTGAGTTGGAATGCCTATCTCGTCTGGGATGATGGTACCCAATATCCAAAAGAATATTAGATCTGATCTCGGCAAAGTGAGCGTTGAGAGCTGTATCCGCCTCTTGGTAGAGTGAATTTAATTCGTTGAGGTCTTTCATTATGCTCCATCCCCATGTCTCATATACTTCTCATATTCTACCGGATCGGAAATCATCAGGTTTTGTAATTCGAGGTCTTTCAATTCCTGATTATCTTCAAAATCTGTATTATCTGATTCTTCGCTGCCTTCATTTGGAACGGGAGTTATCATTGGAGTAGGTACTACCGTTGGCTCATCGGACCGAAAGGAGAGTTTTAACCCTCCATAGTCTAACCAATTAACCCCAGCATCCTTGCAAGATTTTATGATAACAGATATGTCTTTAGCTGTGAAATTTTCCATTTTAACCCTCAAATAGTTGTTCTGCTTCTGCCAGCATTTCGTCGATGTCTTCGCCCCATTCCTTACTCTGATGAGGATCTGAATCCAGCCCTTTATAAAAACGCATTCTTGAACATGTTATTTTTTTCCCGGAAACAATTTTTTTTTCGCTTAGAAGCTTTGTAATCACCATGGGGCAAGAGCTTAGTGCATATCTTAAGGAATCCGCGCAATCGTCTTTCCGGTTCTTTTTCAGCGTTTCCGTACTCACTAACTCGAGTTCTGCTATGAGTTCTGAAGTATCGCCCGACCCTTCGCCTGTCATTATCGTTAACTGTCGGGTCTTGAATAAAGAATTTACAAGCCCTACCCCATGTTCATAGTTTTTATTCGCTGGGAGCATACTAATTCCCTCCCGCATCGCAAGGATACCGAGATCAACAGCATGCCAATCATAATAACAGTGAGGCTGAGTATTTAATGTTGCTTTCAGTTCTTCATATTTCTTAAGAAGATCCGCTTGGGTTGTCCTGATATATCCATTCGTAGCCTTCGGAGACTTCCAAACGAAAATGACCTTGGCTGTGAAGAAAGCAGCGTCCACTGCCACGAACGTAACTGCACTTGGGTGTCCAATCATCCCTCCAGAACCGTAGTCAATCCCGGCGTATACTTGCCATCCACTTACAATTGATTTGTCAAATGGTTGTACATTTACTTTTCCGTCAAAATCACCGTAAAGCAAGCCAGAGTCCTTAACAAATCTCCCGAACACACGGCGCTTGATTTCATTCTCCGTGGAGTACATCGGGATAATGTCATTCTCGATCCGGTCTTTCGTAAAGATCTCGGATGGTGCTCCATTGACGTAGTACAAGCAGTCATAAAGGGATATCTGTCTTTTGAAGGCTTCTGGGAATTTTTCGTCATCCTGACCCTGCCGCTCCATCGTGTCATATAGGTACGGCTGTCCAAGAGTCGCTGTAAAAACGGTAGCCACCAAGCCTGATCCGAGGCCAGCCTTGGCAGAAGTACGCACCATCAATTCGTCCCAGTGCAAAATGGGACACTCCTCATCCAGTCCAGCGAAGTCGATCGAGACAGCTTGCATCGACGATGGCTTCTGGGTGTAATATCTCCACAGAATTGTCACCCCAGAGTTAAACCGGATAGCTTCGACATGTTTTGTGCTCCGATCGAATTCGACTTTCCAACCCCATTTTGGGTGTTTTTTCATATCCCCTTTTGGCATATAGACCTTTTCCCACTTCTCGTGGAATTCCGTCGTGCCAGTTCGACCGTCTGGATATAGGTACAAAAACAGAGAGGGTTTCGTTTTTGTTCCGAAATAAGATGGCCACAGCTCCTCGCGCATCGCTAAATTCAGCATTTTAATGATGAGAATCGAACTTTTTCCGATTTGATTCGCTGCAGTTAGGAAACCCAAACGACCCGCATAGCGGTAAAATTCCTGCTGCCACGGGTAGAACGGATGGAGATTACAAGCTGATTGATCGTCGTTAACCAGGAACGGGAGAAGCTCCTTCTCGATCTCCTTTTCCCTCTTCCTTTTTTTCTTCTCCTGAAGCGACTTTAGGTATTGCTGGCGTTGGTTCAAACTCCGCCTCCAAGGCTAAAATCTCACTCTCAATCTGTGCGAGATCAACGGTTACAGGCTTCTCAGGGGATAACGGCGGCGGCAGCGGCGGCGGCGGCGGCGGAGCATTCGCAGTAAGATTCAGGTTCCTCTGAAATGCTGCTCCAAATTTCCGGTCAAGCATTAATTTGGCCAAATCCATCATTAATTTAGCGTTTTTCATATCTACAGTTTTGTTGCCACGAGAATCCAACGAGCTAATGGGGAGTGACGCTATTTCGTAGAAACGAGCCGTCAGCGAGGAAATGATATGATCAGTCCCTTCAGCGAATTCGTTTAAGGGCCTAGTTATGAAGCTTCTTTTCCACTCGTGCTTGAGCCTTTTCTTGAAAGTCCGCTCGTCACATATCCCCTCATAAAATTCTTCAAGGGGAGTCTCTTTTTTCGTTCTCGGAGAGATTTTTAAAATGAGCTCATCAATGCGAGTTCTGATTTGCCAGTCAATCGAATCCGGGGAAGCCATCTTGATTATTTCTGAGTTTGAAATAGTCATCTTGTCCAGATCCGGCTGGAGAGCATAGAAAATCAGCTCGGGAAGCCAAGTTTTTAGCAATGTTTCTCGGTCTGTAGCCAAAAAAAAATCTCCCACTATGATTCAGCAGAAGAATATCATTGGTTATCGAGTTGTGGAAATTTGCGGTCTACCCGCCTACTGGCATAGCTGATCCAGGCTTGGCTGGTTTTGCTGGTTTTGCTGGTTTTGCTGGTTTTGCGGGATCTTCCTCGGCTAATAGATGCTTAGCTTCTGAGTGCTGGGCGAGAAGCCCGGAAGCCGACTTCAACTTGCTCAGCACTCCTAATTTCGTGGGAAATGTTAGTTTTTCAACTTCTGCAATCAGTTTTGGGAGAGACATAGTAAGTTCCTTTCGATTGGTGAGAAGAAATAATACCAAGCATATCAGTCCCTGTCATCTTTAACCAGTTTCAGGTGTCTCTCAACTTTTTTCTTCTGCTCATTCGTCATCATACCGATCAGGAATTTCATGTCTTTTTGTAAACTATCAATTTTATTCTCTAGTCTTTCCACCGTTTCATCCCTCTCACTAAAACCCTTAACATGAGCGGCATTGATAGCACTTTTCAGCTCTTTTGCAAGGGCCGATTCAAACTCCTGAACCACCATGGTTTCTTTTCTCTGTTTTAAGTGATCATCAAGGTTAATTCGAACCCCTCCTCGAGCCAGAAACAATTTGTAAAGGGACGAAAGGCCCTGAGAATTCGTTGTGTTCATGACTGAGGGGTTAACCATATACTCATCTGTTTTTATTTTGACCCAAAAGCCCACCTGCTCCAACTTCTTCCGAAACGTACCAAAAATCTTCCGGCTTTTGCTTCCATGCCATATCCGTACATCGGTCATGCTGACGGTCGTCATATTGCCTGACTTCAGCTCAATATCGGTGATCAAAATCAGCAACAGAGGATGATATTTTTTATCCAAATTACGCCTAATTTGCGCCATATTGACTTGAGTTGTCTTAACAAAATTCATCATCAATTTCCTAAATTAGTACCCCTCAGGGGAACTTTTTGCCCCAATTAGTACCCCTCAGGGGAACTTTTGGTCCCGATTAGTACCCCTCAGGGGAACTTTTGAAAAATATTTCCCAACAATATCAGTGAGGTATGTTTGTCGCCTCTTAATCTATCTTATAAGAGACTTCCATGTACCCACCGGAAAATCGATTCCGATGATTTGTTTCAACGTCCCTTCTGACGCCCTTCGGTTGTCTTCGGTTCGCTTTCAGATGCTGAAATCAAATCCGACTTTGGATATTTAAAAATCATATTTTATTACGAATGCCCAACAAATCTTCTAACAACGTCGTATTGCGATTTCAAGAGCGTCAGGGAACCCAGATATCAATTAATCCCAAAAAGCCGCTGAGAGGTTAATTTGCCCCCTTCCTGTTGACTCCTGAGCACATGTTAGGTCAAATTATTCAAAACCAAACGAAAGGAATTTTATGAGCAGCGTCAATAAGGTCATACTGATCGGAAATCTTGGAGCAGACCCAGAACTGAAATACACCAATAGTGGCATAGCAGTTGCAACGCTCGCCGTAGCCACCACAGACAAGAAAAAAGATCAAGCAGGAAATTGGCTAGAATCCACTGAATGGCACAGAGTCAATGTCTGGCAAAAAACCGCCGAAAATTGCGCAAAGTATCTCAAAAAAGGCTCAAAAATTTTCGTGGAAGGTAAGCTCGGCACCAGACAATGGGAAAAAGATGGTGTGAAAATGTATTCTACGGAAATCACAGCCTTCACCGTTCAATTCCTCGACCCGATCAAAAAAGATGAGTCTCAGGTACAAAACTCAGGGCAGGTCAGTCCTGAACTAGACGACATCCCATT